TAGTACACGGTCCCCGTACTCCTGAAACAGTAGAACATGTTAGGTCATTTTTAGACCTCTCATACACGATTGTTCCCGACAAAGTGACTGAAGACGAATTTCATAAATGGAATCAGTACGTCAGTACTCCAAAGAACTATGTTGATCAGTTCATTTGGGAGGGTATTAACACGATGTTATCCCGGTTTTTCAAGACCAGGATAAAACGTGAAAAGATCAGGTACGATGAACAATTTTGGTCCTTCTGTAAAGTAGGAACCAGATCGTCCAAAGTATCACCTCAGTATTCTAAGTTTACTAATCTAATGGTTAGTAAAAAGAGATCTGATGTAAGTACATACGATTTTCTTGACCTTTGGACAGGTAATCCTGATTTACATGGATTCTGGACAAAATATCAAGATAAAGTATCTCCTCAGCTCCTTGGTTCTAACGACATTGATGTACCACAATTTACGGGTACACACAGTGATGTGCCTATTGGAACGATCACTTGCATTAAAGAACAAGGAATGAAGTATAGATGGATAGCCAACCCACATATTTCTATGCAGATGGTTTCCGAACCTCTAAAAAGAAGGTTGTCAGAGATCTCAAATGAGATTCCCTGGATCTATACTTTTGATCAAGATATGGGACGGTTCACATTAGCTAAGCTAATGGAAGACCACAAAATGATCTCATGTTTTGATGCCACCAAGTTCACAGACACGTTCTCTCGTTCTTTCCAAAAATTAGTTCTTGCGAACATGGTTTTTGAAGAGGACAAGGACTGGTCGTGTGATCTGATTTCCATATTTTCTAAGCAATCTTGGCAATCCTCCGTTAAGGGGAATGAAAAGGTTACTTGGGAATCTGGCCAACCATTAGGTACAGGTCCAAGTTTCCATCTTGCGTGTATCTCACACGCAATGGTCATTTGGATTAGTAGCGTGATATCATCATCGGGAAGAACATTAGAAAAGTTCTTCCAAGATGGATGTCATAACTACAGTACCTGGGATCGATCTGGCTATGAATTTTGTCAAGCAAACACAGGTTGTGTTGGTGATGATAGTTTCATTGCAGACCAAGTGACAGCGTCCTTGTATAGTGACTTAATCCAGCTCCTAGGAGTTGAGATCAATATGTCAAAATCTATACAAAGCGACGTTATATCTGAGTTCTGTGGTAAATGGGTGTTTAAAGGACATTTAATTAAGTCCAGTAAACCTCATGGGTCGTATCAGCATTACGATCAGATTTTATCTGACGTAAAACGGTATGGCCCCCACTATGTATGGCTACTTCCAGAGAACTTA